AGGAGGACCTACTTGGTAGGCTCCCTTGAATCCCACCCGAATGGGGCGGGCTGAAAGTTGATGTAGGCACGTTGCTCAAAGTTCGGGAACGATTGAAGAAGAAGATCTGAGGCGGATTTCGCATCGATCTTTTCGTCCCAGCTGCGGTGGATCAGACGCAGCGCGTGAGAGTACCTGTGATGGCGGATAGCGTGAGACAGCTTCCGCCGGAGGTCCGAGGTTAGGAGGGCGTAGGTGCGATCTTGCATCTGCGCCAGCACCTTTAGGGGGGATTGGTTCTTTAGGAGAGAGTGGACCCTTTGATATCGGGAACACAATATGGCCTTCGTAGTACGGACCTTTAAGCGTACACCAGCCGCGGATTTGTTGTGGTCAATGAGCCTCCACTCCGCTTCGGCGGCGGCCTTCGCTTCAATCAGTATATCGGAGATAGGCACGGTCATCTTCAATGCCGGGTCCAAGAAGTTCCCGTTGATCGGGAGATGACTTGTGGCTGCCTTCTTTATCTGAGCGATGCGAGGGTCGCTTTCGTGGCGTGAGATTGGCGTGGGACCGAAGATGAGCATGGCGAACACTGTAGATAAGTTCGCCTTCTTCGCTCCTCCCCCACCGTCACTCAGGGGGCCTGGATGCTGCGACACCGCGTGTGCCCTTGCGATCCGACCTGCCGCCCGTCTTAGGATCGGGTGTGTAGGGTCGTGATGGGCAGCCATACGATGTCGAGTTGAGATCTTGTATAATGGATCGACAGCTTCGACTCCTCTCCTCCCCTCGATAGCGCGCGCTCCAACAGCCTCGCCGATGCGAACGCACGGCAGAGCCACGGCCGTCTCTTCCGAGGTCCGGCGAACTAAGCGTTCACAGAACACCCCATGGTGGGGACTGATGAACGACTTACTAGAGTTTGCTTGAAGACCGAGAGCGGCCAAGTTCCTTTCATAGGCGTGGATCACACGTCTAGTCCAGAGACCGACCAAGTCGTCACCGCACACGGCGTATGACCCGACCGGGGCCCCAGCGTCTTCAGCGCACCAGGCGTTGAGAATCGATAGTACTGTCCATCCGGGGCCAAGACCCATTAGGGCTCCGCACACGGAGGTGTATACCTCGTTGTCGTACTCGATTTGATGTGTGGTGATGACACCGTCCAGAGCGTCTCGCCACCAATCCGGTTTCCCGATCCTGTCTACTATCCGATTAAGAACTAATCGGGCTAGGCCAATACTGATGGGGTCGGTGCTCTTGCTTAGATCAGCAGAGTACAGGAGTTTATCTCCTGAGAGTCTACACCGGAGTTGGACAGGCTTGTCCCGTAGCATCGATCTTGAGAAGGCAAGTCTCCTTAAACACGGAAGGATGTGCGCAGTCATTGCTCGCGCAGCCCAGAGGACAGTGGAATGGTGTAAAGTCGCCATCCTGATCTTCCCGTCCGGTTGTATTATAGGGAGAAGTTTTGCCTTCCGATGCGATCTAGCCTCGCGTACGCTCACTTGGAAGGTCTCAACGAAGGAACGTGGCGTTTCATATGCCTCGTCGTACCAGACGTTGGTTGCGAGCGAACTGGGATCGGCCTCCATTAGGTCCCAGATGTCATCAAGCTCGCTTTCAGCCCAGGTGCGGCCGGCCTCTATGGCTGCCCCGCGGATATTGTCTTCCCTTTCTTGAAGCTGTTCCCTTCGCATGTCTTCTGCGGACTTGATTCCGTAGAGATCTAAGACATGCAAGGCACCTCCTTTTCGTGCACTTTGTTCGTAGCACGATTTTGTGGAGGGCCGGGGAAGGAGCGACGGGGTCTTCCTGGGTTTGGCGATTTTGTCAACAAAGGATTGGATCCTCTCCTGAATTTCAGTAGATGGAAGGGGTGTCAGTGTCGTAAGTCGGTTAAGTGCGTCCAAAGCCTCAGTGTGGATGGTGTCGTCGTTAGGACGCGGTACTATGAGTGCCCTCGGCAACGTGGAAGCTAGGAAGAGACGATCCACAGTTCTTCCCACCAAGTTGTTGTAGCGGTGCCCTGCCCCTAGTATCGCATGTCTCCTTAGAGCTGCCCCGATCCGTTTGCCATGGAGCTGAATGTCTTGAGTGAGACTAATAATCTCATCTCTCAGCTGCCGAAGTGCTTTCCGGTTTCGGGGTCGGAATACATCTTTGATCTTGATGATTCCGTATACGAGTTCGAAGCAGGCCCTGATGGCGGCCCAGTTCTCTACCACATGATTCTTCTTCTTCTTTCGCCCAGTCAGGTTATTCAACCCTGACAAGAGGTTCACGTTCTTGGTTTTATTTCCAAGTGACGTTGTGCACGCTCGCACGAAGGCCGATGGTGTAGCAAGTACACTACCTTCGTCCGAAGTGGGCGGACCTCTGATCAGTTTAGAACAAACGTTCTGAACGTTCGGCGTGCATACTACTTTCGCAG